ATAGCATATTTCATTAAGAGAGTGTTCTAACTCAATAGATTCCTCACTGAAATCCTCAGCAATCAACATCAAATATAAATACTTTGTTACTGAGACATCTTGTTTACAATACTCAAGCATCTCAGGATTACATTCTTCCCAACCGCCATCATAATCATCTTTTAAATTTCTTAAACGCATACCCCATGCTTTTAAACTATGGCTTCCATACATTCTTTTGAGAAACTCAGGGGGTAAAGAAACATTATTGAAATCGTCATTTAATAAGTTTGCTTTGATTAACTGAGATAAAACCAAAGTGTCAGTTACTTTTCCTTTTGGTTTAAAATCTGGATAAACTTTTTGTAAAGCAGGAATATCAAAACGTGCAATGTTGTGACCAATGATTTCATCAGCATCTTGTAGTAACTGCATGACCTCTACTATGTTTGTGGATACCTTGATTTCTTCTTTATCCTCAGCATCTAAATCAACATAGCCAATACAATGAATCTTATCTAATTCTTCAAGTAATCCATTGGATTCCAAGTCGAATACAATACGAGACATCAGTTGTTACTCCTTACTGCTGTTTTATCTTCTTCCTCTTTTTCGGTCTCATCTTCTATGGGAGAGCCATTTGCGTCATAACTCCATTTTGTTTGTTCTTTTTGTTTCTCTTTGTCACCAAAGATACGATCCCATTCTTCATCGTATTTTTTCTTGTCTACATTTCTGTATAGATCACCTTTACCCATGTTGTTCTCCGTAGTCGATGTCAAATAAAAATATTGGCTGTGATTTTCCGATATAAGTGTTTAGAACATTAAATTCCATGTATTCAAATGCCTCATCAGGTGTCATTTTGTCCCTAGTCACAAGCACATCAATACATTTGCTTAGTGAATAAATAAGTCTTTCTTCTTGAACTGCTGTATCACAAGTTTTACCTAAGATTGCTTTGTCAAAACCATCTGCTTTTAACATTAGTTACTCCTTGTAAGTTACTGAATTTAAACGAAAAGATTTGCGCAAAATATTTTAGCCCAACCATAACATAAGGCTTACAGCCTAAATATTACTCATTTCGAGAAAGACAAAATCGCCTGAAACCCCTATAAACAGTGGGCTAGAGCCAATATGTTATAATATATATACAACAAATAAAGGAGAGAACTATGAAAGTATTAAAACAAATTGTAGGCGAAAAAGAATGGATAGAAATAACTATGGAAGAAGCTATTGACCTATGTGAAGGTGCTGGTTACTGGAAAGAAGGTACAGTTGAAGGAATACTAATGGAAGGACATACTATTAGAACTCCGTGGTCATTTTTCAAATTAGACTCTTAAAATTTACTGTCTGCATCAGCATCTAATAAACGACCAGTTTCCCTGTTGTAAGCTAAAGTACCTGCGTACCCTACTTCACCAGTAAACCTGTTCTTTAAAACTTCTATTGATCTGTAGTCACTTGGGTTATCTTTGTCTACATTGAGGGATAGGCAAAAATCACTTAGTTGAGCTATAGAATGTGATCCTCTAAGTTCACTGAGTTTTGCTTTAGATCCATTCTCATGACTGCCTCCGTTACTTGGTCTTTTCAAATGGGAGACAACAAATAAACAAATGTCTAAGTTTTGGACTAATGTTCTTAATGAAGTCATGGCTGAATCAATCAGTCGTCTTTCGTCATTTACTCCACCAGTTAATCCTGATATTAATATTGAAATGTGATCAAGAAATATGTACTTACAGCCAAAACCTTTTGCCATGTACTCAATTCGATTCAAGATAGTGTCTACTTGAGAAGCTCCGAAATGATCAAATAGATAGATTGGATGTTTCTTGAATAACTTATCAAATGCTTTCTTTATTTCTTTTTCTGTAGCTACTTCAGGATCAATACAAATGTTTTTATTAAGCTCAATACCTGTCAATCCTTGTATTGTTCTTTTGGTGGATTCCTCTAACATGATTGCACCACAGGTATTTCCGTTTATATGTAAATGGTAGATTAGTTCTTTTAAGAAAGTAGATTTACCTACGCCACTTCCTGCACATATACTGATTAATTCTGAAGTTCTTATGCCTCTAGTGATCTCATTGAGTCTTTGGTAAGGATAG